TAAAAAAATAAACGAACCATATGGTTCAATAATTGAAATTTCTGAAAAAACATATAATAAAATAATCTCTCAAAAATCTGAACATAACTATGCTTTATATAAAGCAATAGAAATAAAATGGAAACTAACTTCATCCGAAAAATTTTTAGATGAAACTAAATCCATAAACTATAAAACTATTTCTCAAAACAATAAAGAAATGTTAGGTTTAGTAAATTTACTTCAATCTAATCTTTCTCAATTTTCAAGAACAACCCAATAAAAAATTTGGATATTTAAAAAATTAGTTATATTTTTAATTAAAAGGTTTTGAATGTATATAATTGAAGAAAAAGAACAATTATTTTCTTTTTCACATAAATCATGTTTTGTTTATCCTATATTAGATGATAACAGAAATCACCCTGTTAATTCAAATCTAATTGCTCTATATATTCTTTTTCCTGACGAAACTAAATATATAATTAATATTAATCATCCTGATTCATTTAATATTGAATTTAAAGAAATATACAATTACTTAAAACAATTAGATGATGTGTTATGTTATGATAAAAAAATATTACTTTATTTTTTCCCAAAATTAAATAAAAAACTCACAAGCATTCTGTTGTGTAATTTTCTTACTAATAAAAAAATAAACATTAATTTATCTTTATATGATGTTTTTTATTCAAAATATTCTCAACATAAAAACATTAATTATTATATACCATTAAGTAAACATTATGAAATAGGAAATACATTTGATTCCCTGGTAGATTTTAATTTACCTAATAATCTCCCATCAGGTTATGAATATTATATTGAAAACATTATCCCCACATTTTTCTGGTTAGAAAAACAGGGAATTATGAATACAAACAATGAGATAGAATATGGATTATTTAATTTATATACATTAACTGGTCGTCCTTCTTTCACACATAATGGTATTAACTATTTAGCATTAACTAAAGACGATAAAGCACGATATAAACCCTCAAATGATTGTTTTTTTGAATTTGATTATTCATCCTATCACTTATTTTTATTAGCCAAATTAATTAATTATAAATTCCCTACAAAAAATCCTCACAAATACTTAGCCCAATATTACTTTCCAGGTGAAAAAATAGTAGGAGAATTATATAAACAAGCAAAACAAATTACCTTTAGAATATTATATGGAGGAAGAAACGAATACGATATTGAATTTTTCAATAAAGTAAATAATTTAACCAAAAAACTCTACACTGAATTTTTAGAAAATGGATATATTAGCTCGTTCCTTAGTAAGAAACATATATATATTGACGGGGATGATAATTCACCTCATAAAATTTTAAACTATTATATCCAGTCATTTGAAACTGAATATAATTCTATTAAAATAAAAGATATATTTAGTTTATTAAAAAATAAAAAAAGTAAATTAGTGTTGTATACTTATGATTCATTCTTAATTGATTATTCTAATGAAGATGGAGTTTCTCTTCTTAAACAAATAAAATCAATATTAACTGAGGATGATTTTTCTTTAAAAATAAAATATGGAACAAATTTGAGTAATCTCATTACAAAATCATGAAAAAATTATTCTGCAACTTCATACAGGCAAATCAATTAAACCAAACATGTCACTTATTAATAAATGAATATCCCATTTTAAATAAAAAAATATTCATATTTAAGACACCTGACATAACTGATTATATAATAACATACAATATAGAAGATGAGTATAACCTGGTTCATCACTTACTCCCTAATACTATATTTTTACATAGGAAAAAAGCATCCAACACACTTTATACAATAAATGCGTTAAATGAATTAATAAAAATAACAATTCCCGCTGAAAATAGAGATAATAATAATTTATCTAATAACAAAGTTGAATGGGAAAATTATCAAAATAAGTTACTACTTATAAGGGATAGAGAACTTAAAATATTCCCTATCAAAATTTATAAAATCTTTAATAATTAATAAATTAGTTTATGGCAAATGTCACACTGTTGAAGCAACGCTTATCAGCGCTGCAATCGAAATCTTCATCTTCAGGTAGGAAAGAAGATTACAAAAAGAATTACTGGAAACCACCAGTAGGAAAATGTCAAATCCGTATTTTACCTAACAAATTTGATAAGGAAAATCCGTTTTCTGAGGTACTAATTCATTATGGTATTGGCAAAAGCAAAATGAGCGCTTTGACCAATTTTGAAAATGAAAAAGACCCTATTATTGAGTTTGCTCAACAAATAAGAAAAGAGGATTGGAAATTAGCTAAAAAAATTGAACCGAAACTTCGTATCTTTGCACAAGTAATTGTTAGAGGTGAAGAAGAATTAGGACCACGTTTATGGGAATTTGGTAAAGAAATTTATCAAGAACTTTTAGGAATTATGGCTGATGAAGATTATGGTGATATTACTGATATTACTAAAGGTAGAGATATTACTATTGAAACCCTTTCACCAGAAGATACAGGTAAAAAATATAACACATCTACAATTCGTGTTAAACCTAAAGAATCACCAATTTCAGAAGATTCTAAATTAGTTAAATCACTAATTACTGATCAAAAGAACATTTTGGAACTTTTACCAAAATACGGATATGATGAAATGAAAGGTATCCTTAAAGAATATCTTCAAAATATAGAAGATGGAGAAGAAGAAACATCAACTCCTGCTCCTACAAAAACACCTCAAAAATTTGAAAAATCTGATACTGTTAAAGGTAAAAAAGAAACTCCTAAATCAGAAGATTTTGATGAATTATTTGATGATAATGATGAAGAGGACGAAGACTAAAATAAGTTTTAATATTTAAAAAATCCAATTTATGGCTAGACCAGGTAAAGTCGAAGAGACTAAGGGAGATACTCTCGAAAAAATTAAAGGAAATATTAGTAAGAAAATTAATGGTGGCTTTGATTTAGAAAAATTCAAGAAAAATAAATCCCTTGATAAAAATATAGGATTTAAAAAAGAAGAATGGATACCAGTATCCAAAGCATTTCAAGAAGCAACAGGGGTTCCAGGAATCCCTGTTGGGCATATAACCATAATTAGAGGACACTCTGATACAGGTAAAACAACATTAATGATTGAAGCAGCAGCTAGTGCCCAAAAAATGGGTAAACTTCCTGTATTCATTATTACAGAAATGAAATGGAGCTGGGAACATGTTAAAATGATGGGGTTTGAGGTTGAAGAAGAAGTAGATGAAGAAACAGGTGAAATTACATATAAAGGTAATTTTATTTATATTGATAGATCTACTTTAAAATCAATTGAAGATGTAGCTGCTTTTATTGCTGATTTACTTGATGAACAGAAAAAAGGTAACCTACCTTGTGATTTAGCATTTTTATGGGATTCAATTGGATCAATTCCTTGTTTAATGTCTATTGAATCTAAAAAGAATAATAATGAATGGAATGCAGGTGCTATGAGTACTCAATTTGGTAACTTTATTAACCAATTGATTATTATGTCTCGTAAAGTAGGACAACCATATACTAATACATTAATCTGTGTTAATAAGATATGGGTTGCTAAACCAGCATCATTTATGGAAATGCCTAAAATAAAGAATAAGAATGGAGAAACTATGTATTCAGATTGTTCTTTATTAGTTACTTTCGGTAATGTAACCAATCAAGGTACTAGTAAAATAAAAGCTACTAAAGATGGAAAAGAAGTAGAATTTGGAAAACGAACTAAAGTACAGATTGAAAAAAACCACATTACAGGTATTACTACTTCAACTAAAATTATAGCTACTCCTCATGGTTTTATTTATGATGATAAAAAAGCTATTGATTCATATAAAAAACAACATTCAAATGAATGGGCTAAAATATTAGGATCAAGTGATTTTGATATTGAAGAAGAAGCGGATGTGAAAGAAGATGTAAACAATATTATAGAGATTAGTGAGGATTAATGAAAAATAAATATTTAGATATACTCGATTCTCTAGATAATAACCCTTCATCCCCCCATAATTTAAATTCCAATATACTAATAGTGGACGCTATGAATCTCTTTATGAGATCCTTTAGCGCTATTAACCACATTAATGTACATGGAAATCATATAGGGGGATTAACTGGGTTTTTAAAAGGACTAGGTTGGTATATTAGGTTACATAAACCTACTAGGGTAATAATAGTATTTGATGGAGAAGGAAATTCAAATACTAAAAAAATGATTGATAGTGATTATAAATCTAATAGATCTAATCTCAAACTAGTAAAAAAACACCTATTTGAAACCAAAACCGAAGAACTTACCTCTATAAACAATCAATTAGATCATCTAGTAACATATTTGAGCTTACTTCCAGTAACATTAATATCCATTGATAAAGTAGAGGCAGATGATGTTATCGCATTTATTTCAAGTAATTTTAAATTAATTTCATCTAATATTACTATAGTAAGTGCAGATAATGATTTCTATCAATTAATAGATGATAAAATTACAGTGTTTAATCCCTTACTTAAAAAACATTTTTATAAAACCCAAGTTAAAGAAAAATACAATATATATCCTGAAAATTATCTCTTATATAAAACATTAATAGGAGATAAAGGAGATAATGTTTCAAAAGTTAAAGGATTAGGAGAGAAAAAAATTCCCAAATTATTTAATTTCCTTCTAGAGGATAAAAAATATACTTTAGAAGACATATTTGATCATTGTGAGAAAAATAAAGACAATCATATTATTTATCAAAATCTCTTAAATAATAAAAATCAAATAAAAATAAATAAAGAATTAATGGACCTATCAAATCCTAAAATAATGGATAATGATATTGAATTTATATTAGAAACTTTAAATAATGGAAAACTCCAATTTAATGTTTTTGAATTTAAAAAACTTTATATCAATGACAAATTACAGGATTCTATAAAAAACCTAGATTTATGGTTAATAGAAACTTTTAATTCTTTATATTCATTTTCATTAAAAAAATAAATTAATATATGGCCCCACAAGTAAACAAGTTATCAGAATATGGTTATTCATTTCAAATTAAATCCATATATTCCTTAATACATGATAAATCATTTTTAACCCAAATATTCGATATTCTAGCACCAGAATATTATGAATCTGAAGCTCATCAATGGGTTATAGAAACTATTATAAAATACTACAAAGAATATAATACTACTATTACACCTGATGTATTTAAAATTGAAATAAAAAAGGTAAAAAATGAGGTTTTAAAAGTAGCAATTACTGAAGCTCTAAAAGAAATTTATAAAATCAAATCACTTGATGATATGAATTTTATTGAAAATGAGTTTTTAGGATTTCTAAAAAACCAACAATTAAAAAAAGCATTATTATCATCAGTAAGTCTATTAGAAGCAGGAAGTTATGATGATATTAGAAATCTAATTGATAGTGCTTTAAGAGCAGGTCAAGATAGAAGCATAGGCCATGAATATAATAAAGACATGGAAACCAGATATAAAAAAGATTTAAGAAATCCTATTCCACTTCCTTGGCCTGCATTCAATAGTATTACTAAAGGAGGAATTGGAGAAGGAGATTTATTTTTAATTATTGGAGGTCCTGGTGGTGGTAAAAGTTGGGCTTGTGTTGCAACTGCTGTTCATGCTGCTAAATTAGGATACAATGTAATTTATTATACAGGTGAATTAGCTGAAAGTTATGTTGGTAAAAGATTTGATGCTAATTTAATAGGTGTAAAAGTAAATGAAATAGAAAACTATCAAAAAGATGTAGAAACAGCCTTAGAAAAACTTGATGGTAAATTAATCATTAAAGAATTTACAGCAGGTTATGCAACTCTTTCTACAATAGAATCTCATTATAAAAAATGTTTATCTCAAGGTTTTAAAGCAGATTTAATTATTATAGACTATTTGGATTTATTAAAATCTAAAACAAAACGAGACAATAAATTAGATGAAACCAATGATATATTTTTAGCAGGAAGAGGATTAGCTCGTAAATTAAAACTTCCTATTTTAAGTCCTTGCCAAATGAATAGAGCAGGAGCTAATGATAGTATTGCTGAAGGAGATAAAATTGGAGGTTCATATACAAAACTCCAAATTGCTGACTTTAGTGTATCTCTTTCTAGAAAAAGAAAAGATAAACTTAATGGTACTGGTAGATGGCATATTGTTAAAAATAGATATGGTCCTGATGGAATGACATACGGTTCTACAATTGATACTAGTACAGGAGAAATAAATATTGATGAAGAAGAATTAGGAGATGCTGATAAAATTGATTCCCAAGTTCAACAAAACAATTCTCAGAATTATGTATCTTCTTCTGATAAAAAATTATTAGCTTCCAAATTCTTTTCCCTAGAAAGATAAAAAAAATCATATTTATTCTCACAAACAAAATTAAAAAAATATTATGAACATTTCCCAACAAATCTTATCAGAAATTACAGTTTATATGAAATACTCCAAGTACCTTCCTGAAAAACAGAGAAGAGAAACTTGGGAAGAGTTAGTAACAAGAAATATGGAAATGCATATTGAAAAATTTCCTAACTTAGAAGATGAAATTAGAGAAAACTATAAATTAGTTTTTGATAAGAAAGTTCTCCCATCAATGAGATCTTTACAATTCTCTGGTAAACCAATTGAAATAAATAATTCAAGAATTTTTAATTGCTCTTATTTACCTATTGATGATTATAGATCATTTTCTGAAATTATGTTTTTATTACTTTCAGGATGTGGAGTAGGATACTCAGTACAAAAACACCATATTGATAATCTTCCTGAAATAAGAAAACCAACGAAAAAAAGACGTTATTTAGTAGGAGATAGTATTGAAGGATGGGCAGATGCAGTTAGAGTATTAACCAAAGCTTATTTTGGATATTCAAATGCATTACCTGAATTTGATTTTAGAGATATTAGACCTAAAGGTGCTCAATTAATTACTGTTGGAGGTAAAGCACCTGGACCTGAACCTTTAAAAGAATGTCTTTTCCAAATCCAAAAAATATTAGATAGAAAAGAATCAGGTGAAAAACTTCAACCAATTGAAGCACATGATATTGCTTGTCATATAGCAGATGCTGTATTAAGTGGAGGAATTAGAAGAGCAGCATTAATTTCATTATTTAATTTGGATGATGAAGATATGTTAACTTGTAAATTTGGAAATTGGTGGGAAACTAATCCACAAAGAGGAAGAGCTAACAATTCAGCTGTTATTTTAAGACATAAAATTTCAAAACATGATTTCCTTAACTTATGGAAAAAAATAGAATTATCAGGATCAGGTGAACCAGGTATGTATTTTTCAAATGATAAAGATTGGGGTTCAAATCCTTGTTGTGAAATTGCTTTACGTCCTTACCAATTCTGTAACTTATGTGAAGTAAATTCTTCTGATATTGAGTCACAAGAAGATTTAGAAAAACGAGTTAAGGTAGCAGCATTTATAGGTACTTTACAAGCATCATATACTAACTTCCATTATTTAAGAGATATTTGGAAACGTACAACTGAAAAAGATGCTTTATTAGGTGTTGGAATGACAGGTATTGCTTCTGGTACTGTTTTAAAATGTGATTTAGAAAAAGCATCAGATGTTGTTAAAAAAGAAAATGAACGAGTAGCTAAACTTATTGGAATAAATAAAGCAGCTAGAACAACCACTGTTAAACCATCTGGAACTAGTTCATTAGTATTAGGAACATCTTCAGGAATACATGCTTGGCATAATGATTATTATATTCGTAGAATTAGAGTTGGTAAAAACGAAGCAATTTATACATACCTTTCAATTTACCATCCAGAATTAGTTGAAGATGATTTCTTTAAACCAACAATCCAAGCTGTTATTTCTGTACCACAAAAATCACCTAAAAATGCAATAACTCGTGAGGGTGAAACTGCATTACAATTACTAGAAAGAGTAAAGAAATTTAATATGGAATGGGTGAAAGAAGGTCATCGTTCAGGTGCTAATACTAATAATGTATCTGCTACAATTTCTATTAAACAAGATGAATGGGGAGATGTAGGAGAATGGATGTGGAAAAATAAAGATACATTTAATGGATTATCAGTATTACCTTTCTTAGATCATACATATACACAAGCTCCTTTTGAAGATTGTACTAAAGAAAAATTTGAAGAAATGTCTAAATATCTCCATGAGATTGATTTATCTAAAATTGTTGAGATAAATGATAATACAAATCTAATGGGAGAACAAGCATGTGTTTCAGGACAATGTGAAGTAATATAAATTAAAAATAAAATTAAAAATTAAGCTTGGGAAACCAAGCTTTTTTTATTTCTCTTATATTTATTACTAAAGTAATAAAATATGGCATCTGTATCAGGATCACTTACATTAAGGTTAACCAAAGGATCACCACTAACTTATGCAGAGTTAGATGGTAACTTCCTTACAGCTTCTTATCAACTAGATAATTTAAATAATAATGTAGTATATACTAATTTAAATATTACAGCATCTCAATCTATAACAGGATCTTTAAGACAGGGAGCGACTGGTAACATAACTATAGGAACTGGATCGCATGCTGAAGGATTATCTACAATAACTTCAGGAGCTTATTCACATGCTGAAGGTCAAAATACAACAGCAAAAGGTACTTATTCACATGCTGAAGGGTATCAAACCATAGCATCAGGTTCACGTTCCCATGCTGAGGGAAGACTTACAATAGCATCTGGAGAAGGAGCCCATGCTGAAGGAAGATTAACAA